TGTTGTTTTTTTCGGAGTTGTCTTTTTTGTTGGAGTGACTGTTTTGTTAGCAGCTATATTTTTTTGTTTTCTCGCAAATTGACCAAAACCTTGTTTTTCTGCAGCGCGTCTACTTACTGCTTTTGAAGTTGTGGTTGTACCTCTTCTAGAACGACCTTGTGTTCCTCTGTTTTGTGCGCTTCTTCTACCTGCAGAGCCACTTCTTCTACCACCACGGGCACCACCTCTTCGACTTCGGCCACCTACTCCGCCGCCTCCACCTCTTCGGCCACCTCTTGCTCCGCCACGTCGGCTTCTGCCTCCGCGCCTAAATTCTTCGCGATCGTCATATGATAGTGCTTTTTCTACGGCCATTAGATTCCTTTGTTAAATGTGTCTTGTATATTTTTAGTGATATTTTCTGCTTTGTCTAAAACTTTTTGTTGAGACTCTCGCTCTAGTTTTTCTATGGCAATCGCAGATCTAAGAGCCACAGCATCTTTTTGTTGTTTTATTTTTGCTGCGTCTGTCTTTTCTTTGTTTTCCATTTTCTCTTTTTCAACAGAAAGTTTTGCTTGAGCTTCTTTCAAGTCTCTTTCAGAATCTTGTGCTTTAATTTGTAACTCTTGTTCTTTTAACTTAACTAAGGGATCGTCTTGAGTTGCAGTAGAGAGATCATCAATATCCTCCATATATTCTGTTATCAACTGTGCTTGTCTTTGAGCTATCTTTGTTTGCATGTCCATCATCATCTGCTGCATCATTTGTTGTTGCTGTGGAGACATAGGTTGTCCTTGTTGCGCCATTTGCATCTGTTGCATTTGCGGAGCCATTTGTTGTTGTATCTCTTCTGAGGCTTTTAGAGAAATGTGCTGCATGATATGCGCCTGCGTGTTTGCAAAAGTTTGTGGATTAGATTTTATAACTAAACTTCCAAGCAATGCTATATGTGCTACAATGTGTGCGTCATGATCTTGTCCCGGAAAAGCTTGTGCTGTCATGCCCGCTGTTAGTTCTGCGTTTTCTAGTGCAGGGTCTTTTGGTTGTGGCTGCGGCGGTGGAGGCATCAGTGCCTCTATATTTTGAACGCCCATCGCTTCGTACATTCTACGATATGCCTCGTACACATTATGCATTTGCGGTGCTGCTTGTGCCAGTTGTAATTGTTGTTGTGCCAATGTCACACGTTGTGTTATTGAAAAAATGTTTGGATCAGAAACGGGTATTACATCAACACGAGCATCAAAGTCTTGTGCCTTGATTGCTTGATTGCCACCCACGACTTGATAAGGATAAACAGGGGGCAATGTGTCTGCGAAAAGTTTTGCAAGCAATTTAAATTCTTTGCCTTGTGCCGCATGCATTCTTTTGTGAATAGCAGACATGACTTTCATGCCACGTTCTAGTAACGCCATGGTTGTGCCTACAGGATTAACTTCGTTACCTTCACCAAGTTTCATGTCAGCAACAGCTGCAAAAGATTTACCGCTTTCTATAACAAAACCTAACAATTGAAAAAGTGTGCCTGATGGCTCTTTGTATGGCAGTGGGACTAAAGAGCTACTGATCTCTCCAGCAGGGGCGTCTACATCTCTAAACTCCCCAGGAACTAATGGCTGATCGTCATCCCGTATGCGTAGCCCACGTGCCTTAAATCCAGATGGTAAGTTGGCGAGTGTGCCAGCATCGATGAGTTGACGTAATATGGAGGTTGCAGACTTTGATAAACCACCCAACATGTGAATAAGACCAAAGCCATAGAAACCAAGGCCGGGAAGAAACTTGTAATGTACGAAGTATTGTTTTTTAATTTTAAGTGCATCTTGTTCTTCATAGTTTCTTCTGATAGATAAAATTTTTGAGGAGCTCTCATCTATACTTACGATGTAAGGCAAACTTATTCCAGAATTTTCACCTGCCTCGTTGGCATCTTCATAACCTGGAAGATCGAGGTCAACATGCATTTCTAAAATAGTGTGTATGTTGTCTTTGGTATAAACTTTTTTTGCTCCATCAAGTTCATCAATCTTGTCTTGAACTTTGTCACTTTCGTCGTCATAGACTTCTGATAATTCCATGTCTCTGTAAAAACCAGATGCCTGATATTTTCTAACATCATTTGCTGGCATTTTTATGACGTGAGTGATTCGCATACACGTTGTTAAATCTGTAGAGTCGTACGGCACCACGAGATCTTCTGACGACACAAATTTAGAAACAGGTCTGCCTAGTTTGTCATCAAAATAAATTTTACGAAACGCCGAGCCAGAAAGGGGGAGATGAAACAACATCTGATCTAGCTCGGGTTCGTACTCTTCCATGATGTGAGTAAGCTGATAATTCATAAACTGTTTGACTCTTTTTGACTGAGCTTCTGTTTGAGGTGTAGGAGCTCCCATGATTTGAGTTTTTACTGGACCACCTGCAGGAAATAATTCTTTGTAAGACTGTGCTTGAAACTGTGTAACAGATTCTGCAAGAAGAGGATGTGATACACCAGAAGCTCCGGGAAAAGGTTCCGTTCTGTCCTCTGATTTAAGACCCATCAAACTAAGTCCCTCAGCATAAGTTGATGACCAATCTGATCGTGCTTCTTTGTCGCCTTCGTATGCTTCTAATAGTTCATCAGCGATCATGGCCAACTCTCCGTCTGACATGGTATCTGCTAAATTAGAAAAATGACCCTGAGGCGCTTGCATTTGTGCACCAAACGATATGGTGGCTCCGCCGTCTTCATCTAACTCTAAATCTTCTATCAATTCTATTTGTTCTGGTGAAAAGTTTTCTGCCTCTAGATCAAATTTCATTTGCTCTTTTAATGGCATATCTTTTTCTATTGGCATAATTGATCCTATCTAAGAGCGCTCATTATTCCAACATTGCCACCATCTCGAAAACCAATTAATGGTCCCAGTGCGTTAAACAAGGCGTCTGACCCTGCAAAGTTAGTTAGCGCATCTAACATTTGAAGTTTTGCATAATTGCTTGTTGCATCTGACCCAAGCGCCTCAAACATAAGATCAGAAATACCGCCCTCTCGTAAACCAACACGACCACCATTAGCAAAAGGGTCCATTTCACCCATTTCTATCATTTGTTCTATTATATCTTGTTGTTGTTTATCTAGTCTTGGGTCATCGACATCCCTAACAACATCGTCAAAGTCATCATAAAATTTTGATTGTGTGCTTTGACTTCCTCTAGCTCTTCCTATCGGACTTCTTTTCTGTTTAATCATTGTGTTTACAGCGTTGCCAATAGCTTTGCCTATTAGTCCACCTAGACCCATTTCTGCTCGGCCGCTTTTTTCAATGCCGTATTCTCTAAATAAATCTGATCTTATTTGTTCAATTAAATCATCGTCGCCCATCATGATGGCATCATCCAATTGCTGTATAAGTTGCGCCACTCTGTTGTCAGACATTTTCATCTTGATTTTTTCGCCCCTTTAATTTTTCCTTTATTGATAGATGCGTAGAATACTGTTGCTCCCCTTTTCTTTCCGTATTGTTTTGCCATAGCCTTTTTAATTTTTGTGCCTTTTTTTGTTAGGGGCATCGTATCCTCCTAGTCCTCTCCAAAACTCGTCAAGTGCATTGTGCTCACAGACACGGCACTCACAGCCATTTGTACGACAAGAGCCACCGTTGCTGCAATGACAATGGTGATTGCAGTTACTGCAAGTTTTACCTAATTGGGACACTTTTGCAAGTGTTAATTAGCGGAGCCTACCGCCGCGTTTCTTAGTAATTCTTTCTACTGGACGAGTTTGTTTCATGTAAGGGTCTTTTGTCATTGCAGTTAACCCTGCAGCTCCCGTAGCTCCCGCTCCGGTAACTCCTAAAAATGCTTTTTTACTAATAGCTCCCGGTGGAGTTGCTGGCTTTGTTTTTTTACCTTTTTTAGTGGTTTTCTTTTTTGTAGATTTTTTCTTTTTTGTAGATTTTTTCTTACCAAAAAAAGTGTCTTTAATTTTTTTACCGATCTTTTTACCGCCTTTAATTGCTAATTCCACCTTTTTCTTACCCATTACCTACCTCTTTTCTTTCCGCCCGGTGGTTTCTTTTTGCTCGGTAATTTTTTTCTGCCC